TTTCACAAGTGGGATCGGATGAACCAGTAACCTCAGAACAACCCTTATAAGTATTTGATAATGGTTCACGGAGAATAACATAAGAATTATAAATGAAAAACATAACAAGAAACATTACTAAATACAAATACACCTGTTTCATCTATATATATAGAAGTAATAAAAAAGGATTACTAATCTGAATTATACGCAACTGCAATTGTAATTATTAATAATATAATTGCAACAATTGCATAACTAATAAAATGCGCATTTTGCTGAATAACTAATATACTTGTATCCGATACCATATTATTCATATTCGTTAAATTGATTCCTGAATGTTTTATTTTTGCTTGCACTTTATCATATTCATCGTAATATTTATTTAAATGTCCAGTGTTTTCAATCGTGTTGGCATTTACACTTGACAAATTCTGACTATATTCTGCATTGTTTCTTTGAATCTCTTGAGAGAAACTCTTAATCTTTGTATTCAAATCTGACAACTCTTTTTTGTCAGAATCGGTCAATTGTTTACTCGCAGAATCAACAATGGAATCATCAAATATTTTATTGTTAGATGTATAATTTTTCCATTTATTTGTATCTATTGCGGCTGTTTCAAATCCTTCCTTTACCATTTTCTCTCTTACATATAAATCATCTCCATTGCCAATAGTCCATGCGGGTTGTATTGGAATTGTAGGATACATATTTTTATCTTTCGGATAACACACTTTTACAGATGAATGATATTCAAATCCATAACAATCCAACAATTTATTACATGAAGTTTTACAATCATCTAATGAACCTCCAGAAGACGCTGCACCCGGAATATCATTTCCTGCACTTCCTGCATCCGGGTATTTAACATAATTATTCGATAACCCGATTTTATTGTCTGGATACATGTATATTTCAGAGTTTTTATCTACATATCCGATTTTACCTAAATTCCAGGATTTCCGACTTCTGACATTTTATAAAGCGCCGTTGCCCCTTGACCTCCCATGCTTACACTTTCTTTATTACTACCCCCTGCAGATATTGCAGAACAATTTTCTCTAGTATCTGATGTATACAAGACCAAATTTCCATCCGATTGCATTAATAAATAAATTGATCCGTCAGAAGAACCAATGAAATCTCCCGCTGCTAAAGTATCTCCTGTTTTCATGTAATTTTTACCATATTTCCCTTTTGATGCAGTAAACCCAGGGTTTGGTTTTTGTTGTTTTCCATTCGTCATCGCATACCAAATGCCGCCTTGATTGTCTGATGGTCCTGTTCCTTTGTAAACACATAAATTACCATCATCTTGTAATGTCAAAAAATAATCACTCGGCGGATTGATAGAATACACCGCATTTGACCATCCACCACCAACAACTGTTCCATCTGATTGTGTCGTGCAATTGGTCGCTACACCATATTTTTTGGCTTGTTGCAAATCAGAACCACCCCAACACTCTAAATAATTCGGATTCGCATATTGTAATCCAAAATAAGAATATCCTTTAGCCGATGCTTTGTCTTTACATGTGCTTACTGTTTCATTTTGTGTTCCCAATAGATTCGGCAACGCGCGAGTTCCTGTATCTCCATAACAACCAATATAACTACTCGGAGCACTATTGTTGCTGACTCCGCTACCACCAGGCGTGCTAAATATTGAAGCACCTTGAGAATTAATCACAGAGAGAGTTCCTTGAATTGTTAAAGCGGCTTTATTGCCTGCTCCAGTGTTTGCAGTATTTGATGACCAAAGAGGAATGCCGCCACTCATTACATACGATGTCCCGTTTTTAGTCGCACTAACAGAATCATTTGTAACTGCGCAAAACCCTTTTCCGGTTGAAGGATTTCCATATTGCAATCCAAAATATTGATATCCGCCATCAATTGCCGCAGTTTTGCATTGTTCATGTGTGTATTTGCCACTTCCCCCGGCAGGCATTCCACTAGGTCCAAGTCTTATTCCTTGCAATGCGGTAGACCTATCACCTTGTGACCATGTTCCTACAAATGAAATACTATGCATTCCAGCGACATAAATGGTAACATCCACCTCGTAATTGTTCCATGCATTTACTGGCGGTTGAAATTGAAATATAGTTCCTTCACCCGGTGTCGCACGATCAATGACAATGTTAATAGGATTACTTAAACCAGAATTATCGCAACAATTGCGACCAACAGAATTAAACGTCAATTTATATTGTCCAGCAGACATTTGCATGTTTTGTGTTGTAATATGTTGAGTTGTTTGAATAGAGCAACATTGTGGAACATTATTTGGATAAGGTTTAGTATATCCCCATGCTTCTGACTGATTTAAAATAACCGCATCAAAATCCCAACCAGGAACTCTAGACGAACTCGTTATGTATTGATATGTGTTTTCTGGAATCGGAGGTTCATTAAAATCGCCATTTATAATGGATACATCTGTTTGCACCGGCGGCACTTCTCCTATAAAAGTCATGATGGAAGGAGTTGCGTCTTGATAACATCCTTGATATGCCACACTGGCGTCTTTTGAAATGAGAGAAGAGACAAATATATTTTTGCCTTCATGTCCACAACTCTCTCCTGCTTTCATGGGCGGACCAACTATTAAAGAGGGAGTTAATGGAATTGTGCTGCCTTCAATATAGGACGAAGACCATTCCAATGCAACATCTTCGAAAGCGGTTGGACACCCGTTTTTCCCCAAAAGTGATTGATATGTATCCCAATCTCCAATAGGTTTTGCAACGCCTACATTTGTCACATATGCAATTGTACCGTTTTTAAAATGAATAAATTTATTTAATAGTTTGTTGGAAGAAGAAATACGATTCAAATAATCTTGTGTTTTGTCAGTCACTGTCTTAAAATTATTACTATAGTTTGATAAAGAATCATTTTGCAATTGTATTAATTCAGAGTTAGATGCATCATTTGTAATTGGTGTATCCCCGTATACTTTTTGAGATGCGTCATACACCGGTGTATCTACTTTTTGTTGCCGAAATCCTTCGTATTTATTTTTATTTTTCTCTCTGTTTTGCATAAAGGCTTTACCTTGAGTTATCATTAATATAATGTAATATTTAAAATATTCGCATCGCCTCTTATAATAAAAAAAAGATGATACATAAAATAATAACAATGATTGCAAAGAAAGAAATGGATATATAATATAAATACTTTTGATTCACTGAAATATAACTGTTTTTATTTACATCTTCAAGAGATTCATATTCGCGAATCATTAATTCAACCCGCCGTTTTTCAGACATTAAATTTTCGTAATTTGTAGTCAACTGGTCATGACGTGTTTCTCTCTCATTGTGTGAATTAGAACTTTTAGGGTTAGAATCAATCATCTTTTTATTTAAAGAAAGTAATTGGTTGTTTAACGTATACAATATATCACTATATTTTTTTGTTGTTGGAACAATCGCAACATCATTATCTAACCCTGGAATAACATCTCCTTCACCTGTTCTAGTCCAACAATATTTTTTATCTGGATTAAATGTTGCTCCTGTGCAATTTGAGAGAGAAGAACATGTGCCTTGACATTCTTCTACGGTGTTTGAAGCGCCTTCACTCACACCACTTGTTCCCCAAAAAGTCCGACCTTTCATGTTGGCAAAAGTGGAGGTGCTAGTACTAGCGCCAGCACCAGAGGAAGATATATGATTAATATAATTTTTATAAGCTTGTTCATATTGCATTAATAAAGCATCGTATTCTTGTCCCATCAAAGACAATGATAGTTCCATTATATATTACGAGAGAGAAAATATATGAATAATAAAATAGATGGTTTATCTTGGCTAAACATCATCATCGCCAGAAAATATGTTTTTAATACGATGCGCGTATAATCATATGAAATGATTGTATCAGGAGGCACAATTACATCAAATCTATGTTTCTCTCTTTTTGGAAATATAAAAGAACGAGTAATTAGCATTTAGAATATTTTTATACAATAATTGTAAGAAACAAATGAATAATTTGCCCATTGAACTTATTTACAGAATCATGGCATATACATATCAACCTCAACCTTCCTTTTTGTTGGAAGACATTCGCGATTTTCATAAAAGCAGAGAAATAATGAATGAAATGTATTTAAAAAAATGGTGTCATCATAGAAGCGAAGTTCATTCGGACTGGCTCATTAATGATATATTTATATACATGAATAAAAGTCAACCAACAATGTTTGGTTATTGCAATCATTTCAGAAATATTATTAATCGCAATCCATTTATAAAAGATGCGGAAGTATACATTCGTTCTACAGAATTAGAACCAGTTCAAACACAAATCAATCGGTTTGTATCTTTATTTAACGTGTATGAGAGAAAAGAGTTTATAAATCAAGATTTTCTATTAGAGCAAGATTAAAAGATGAAACAATGCATTAGGATAAAGAATTCATAAAATCATTTGTTTTATATAGTATGCAATATAAAACAAATTACGCCTCTTTTACAGAATTTGAAGGCAAAGGCAGAGACACTTTTCCAACCATTGTATAGATGAAATAAGAAATAAATAAAATTCCAAAAAGAATCATAAAATTTATAAAATACTGGAGATTGTATAATTCTCTATAATCGTCAATCATCAAACCAGTAGTATCGTGTTCCACATTCAATAGTCCCAATTGCTTTTTCAAATCGAAATTCTTTTTTTTTTCCTTGTGTATTTCACCATTCATCACTTTAATGTGCGAATTTAATTCATCAATCTTTTGTTGAATCTCATTTGTAGTAACAAATATTTGCGATATGGTGCGCTGTATATTAGATTTCATAGATGAATATAATTTCTCGTATTCATCTACTTGAGGATTTTTGTTAAAAAAAATATAATGCTTTTTAAATTCATCCAACATGTGAGGAAATGATTCCGCATAATCGGCCAATTTATTCTTGTATTTAGTTGCGTCTGAAGATTCTATTAATTCCATATATATAAGATTTATATAATTACTGAATGCACACACGATAATATTTACAAGTTACTGCGGTTTTGCTAGAACGAATTATTTCACATACTTGGCCTGGTCTTATTCCAATCACCTGCGCAACAGGGTCAAATCGCGATATTTCCGGAAGTTGCGACAGTTTATTAATATTATATTTTATCTTTACTTCTTCTAATTCTTCTTCAGACAAGATTCGATGAGGAGGGACTAGACTGTGTTCTAAAATGTTAAACTGCAGTCTCTGAATATTAATGATTACAATAAATATTCCATCTTTTTCCCATATATTTTTAAGCACATTGGTGATTGTCTCATTAATGTCGGATTTTAAAATAATAAACAATGTGTCTTTTTTTGTTAATATTTCTTCAACGACAAATAAATCATCAATCATGTCTTGTAAATTTTTTGCAGTGATGGTTTTCGCGGTTTTTCCTAAATAATAATGTATATATGCTTTGTTTTCCTTGGTGTTTTTTTCTAATTTAATATCCAACTGATTGTTTTGCAACATGGAATTTACTTCATTAATACTAAAATTAGAATACTCATCAATGTTGTAATTTTGCTTCTTCATTAAATTCAATATGATTTTTCGCGAGTTGTAAATGCTTGAAATTAGAACATTGGAATTCTGTTTTGCCATGATTGTTATTATATTAACATTATTAAATATTTAATTCAATTCAATTTTAATTATATTGTTTTATTACGATTCTTCCGATTCTGATGGTGTTGACACGGAAGAAGATTCGACTGGCGACGAGACAGATGATACCGAAGGCGTTGACACGGACGACACGACTGGCGACGAGACAGATGACACTGCTGGCGTCGATACGGAAGAAGAATCAATGTTTATCTTTTTAACCTGACCACTCTGTTTCTCGGAATCTCCTTCCACATCTTCTTCATTTGCAGAAACAACTGGCTCTTCTTTAAATTCCAATATATTTTCTTTATTACTTTCTGGTGTATTGTCGGGATTAAATGCAGGACTCACGTCTGGAGGATAATCGGGGCTTTCAGGCAATTCTTCAATAAAACCAGACAATAAATCGTTCTTTTCTTTTTCTTCTCTTTCTTCTCTTTCTTCTTTTTGACGCTGTTCAATGGCTTGAGAATCCATTGGAAGTTCGGCAAAATCACCTTCTGAATATGGACTTGCAGTAACAGGCGTTTGAAATGATTCATCCGAAGACGGCGTAGAACGAGGCTTGTTTATTTTCATTGTTTTGGAAGCAGGAGCATGTTGAGAAATAGCATTCTCGTATTTAGTAATTGCCGAAAAACTGTCGATTTTGTTTGGATTTTCTGAAGAAGGATTCAATAACAACTTGTAATTAGAAGAATAAGACATGCTCATTAGTTGGTCTACATTTTCATCCGTAATAATTTTCATGTGTATATTTAAAACCATCAATTCTTGCATTAATAATTTCATCGCATAAGGAACACGAACAATGCTAAAAGAACGCCCAAAACGACTCAAATTATTCACGTGTTGAGTGCCGTCTATATTCGTATTGAATTTAAGAGGACCATCAATTGCTGGACTAAAAAACAAATTCTTGGAAGGATTGTAAATAGCAACATTTCCAGTTTTATTACACACCGCCATAAAATATTCATCTCCGCGAATCAAAAACGATTCATTCAAAAAATATGAGGCACCATGACCCAAGACACCATCGCGTTCCATTTCTCCAATACGAAGACCTCCATCGTTTGCGCGACCTTGCACCGGCTGCCTCGTCAAGGACGTTCTTGGTCCTAATGCACGATAATTGATTTTGTCTTTTACCATATGTTTCAATCTCATATAATACGTAGGACCGATGAAAATATCACTCGTCAATTGTTCTCCAGTCATGCCGTTATACAATAGTTGATTGCCACTTGAATGAAACCCTGCATGTGTCAGCATTTTTCCATATAAATCCGTGTTTGCTCCTTTTGTGGAAAACGCAGTGCAATCGCCAAATGTGCCATACATACAACACGCTTTTCCAAATAAACTCTCTATTAATTGACCAATTGTCATTCTCGAAGGCAATGCATGAGGATTTATAATTAAATCAGGACGAATTCCGTCGGCAGTAAAAGGCATATTTTCTTCTGGAATAATTAAACCAATTGTGCCTTTTTGCCCCACACGACTCGCCATTTTATCTCCTAGTGCAGGTATTCTCTCTTCGCGAACCCGAATTTTCGCGATTTTTGTGCCGGTTTCGCCTTCTGTAATAAAAGACTTGTCCACATATCCCAATTGTCCTTTTTTCGGTGTAACAGAATCATCTATATAGACATTTTTATTCTCTGGATCCATGATTAATTTTCCAATCAATGCAACCTTGTCATTCAACGGCGTGTTTTCTTTAATCATTCCATTGTCATCTAATAAACTATAATCCACGCCAGGTTTAATTCCACTCACGGAATGTTTCTGAATGTTTGCGAAAAAAGAATTAATCTGCGAATTGCCTTTTCCAGCACTTTCTTCATGAGTTTCATACATTGACAAATAAGTCGTTCTAAAAAGACCGCGTTTTACAGATCCTTCATTGATTAAAATAGCGTCCTCCACATTGTATCCAGTATAGGACATGATGGCCACAATCGTGTTTATTCCATAAGGCTGTTGTTCTTTATTTATGTAATGCATATATCTAGATTTAATCAACGGAATTTGACCATAATTCAAGACAACACCCATCTTATCAATCCGCATTTGATAATTAGAATGATATAAAGAAACCGCTTGTTTACTTTGTCCACAAGAAAACGCATTTCGCGCAATTGGATTGTGTTGTGGATAGACAATTTGATTTCCCAAGACACCCAATATTAAAGAAGGGTGAATCTCAACATGCGTATATTTTAACCCGCCAAGTACTCTACTTTTAGTCATTTCTTCTTGTGTAGTTGCAATAAGACTCGTCTCTTCTTCTGAAGTGTCAACATAGTCCACGAGAGATTTATATTTATGTAATATTTTCTCGGATTTATCGGAAAACAATTCAGCGACATTATATAATTTATTGTCTTTGATTGAAAAAGGAGAATCGCTCTTCTTTCCATGCCCAGAAATCATTGCAGTCCATGATAATTTACTCTCATGCAACAATGCAACCATTTCTTTTCTTTGAAAACTAGCACCATGCTTGTCTATATAATAAATTGGACGCATCAATCTCCCACCATCACTAAAGAGATGCACTTCATTCTGTTCAATGTTAAATGCGATGCTTATGAAAACCGGAATCACACCATTTCGCCGATATAATTTCAATTTCTCCACAATTTCAATAGATTTTTCTACAACTCCAATCCAGATTCCATTTACAAAGAATTTACTGGATGAATGCATGTATTCCGGCGAACATTCCATTAATAATTTCAAAGGAATATTCTCTCTTAACCATTGAATTACCGATGCAGAAGAAACATTGGTTGTCACCATGGCAGTAATAGTTAAATGTTTATGCAATCCAATGTTGCCGCCGTCAGGTGTGTCTAATGGGTCAATCAATCCCCATTGAGAACTGTTTAACAAACGCGGTCCAACCACTTTGGATGTCGGATCTAGCGGCAAATTGATTTTTCTTAAATGTGAAATAAAAGTGTTCCAACTTAGTCGATTTAAATCTTGGACAACACCTACGCGTTTTGTATGCTCCGTCTCTCCCCAATTGCCTTTGAATGCCTTTAAAAATCCGGATTCCACAAGCCGGTTTTTAAAGATGAGAACATGATTCAATTTAATGAGATTTGGAAAATCCATCTCTTGATATCTTACGGCGGCGTAATAATACTCGGCATCAATCGTCAATGTAATTTTTTGTTTTTGTATCAAATAATACTCGCGAAATAAATCGTATATGAGAGAACCAGACAATTCTATTCTTTTAAAACGGAAATTATCTCGGTCAGTCGGCAGTTCTAATCCATTAGACACCTTTAACATTTTATATATCATGTATCCCACATAATACGCCTTTTCTAAAAAATTCATCACACCTACATGTGGTAAAAAATAGTCGCTTAAGATTTCAATCACTCCCACCAGCGTTTTCCTTTTTGTAAAAGATGCAATGTAATTCAATGCGTTTGATTGATTGTATATTTGATGGCAATCATGAATTGAATTTATAAATTGATTAATGTATCCCTTGTTTTCATCAAGGTCCAATAAACAAGTTTGTATAATATCCTTGTCCGATATTACACCCAATGCACGCATCAATATAAATAATGGCACTGGTTTGCGGACATTTGGCACGGCTACTACAAATTGCCCGTTTTCCAATACGGTTGATGGTGCGATGATTTTCACAGAAGTTGTTCGCATTGGTTTTGACGCGTCTTCAGAAACCGAACGCACCTCTGCCGAATAACTATAAATATCATTCGCCGAATTTTTTCTTATATAAAGCATATTATTCCCGAATTTTTCCTGTGAAACAATACACTTTTCTTTTCCTGCAATGATAAAATAACCTCCATAATCATTGCGACATTCTCCCATATTAAATCGCACTTCTGGAGAGAGAGATTTTAATATACACAAATTGGATTGAACCATGATTGGAAAACGACCTAAATAGACCCTTTTAATTTCATGCGTTTCTATTATTTCTTTTTCATTGACATAATATATAATGTCCACTTCCACATCATAATGAATCGTAACACCATACCACATGTTTCTTAATCGCGCATCATTTGGATACATGTAATGGGTGTAATTATTGTCATAAATCATTGGTTTCCCGAAATATATTTTCTTCCCATCTTTGCCACCTAAATATAAGAGACATTGATTTTGTTTTGCATTTGGCTCTCCTTTTTTCGGTCTTTCAATAAAACGGACTGGATTGTTCTCTTTGAAAATGCGATTTATACCTGTGCTGAAAAAATCATTGTATGAATTTAAATGATGACTTACTAAATTCTCCGGGTTTTCATTAAAATAGGTGTCTATTACTTTCCAAGAAATCTCTTCCATTTCTTCCACTCCTTCTTCTGAAAATTCTTTTTCTGACATTTCTTCCATTTTATATATTACTCATAGTTTTTATAATACTTTCTCAACATAATTATTTCAACACTTGTAAACATTTATCCTTTTCTCTTTTCTCTTTTTCTCTATTGACCAATCAGAATTATCGTCGCCGCATCCCTCTTCTAGCTGAACGGGTCTTGTTCTTTTTCCTCCGTCTTACGGTCCTTGTCCTTGTCCGTTTGGCATTCTCATGAGTTGTCGTCATATTCAACGTATTTGCAAAAAATTCAGTCCAAGGCTGTGTAGGTCTATCGTTTAAATACGGCTCTAAATATTTCCATTGACGATTTTTATTGCAAAAATCAGAGACATCAAATGGCATTCCACATGAACTGCCAAAACGACAAACGAATCCCATCTTGTTTGCAGTTTCACTGTCGCATACAACCCCATCCACTGCGCCTCGCGGCGCATACGGTTTTGGTCTACTCGGGTCAGACATGTATTCACGCGCATCTAATTCATAATGAGAACATACTGTTCGTGAAGAAGGATTCTCCTTTTTTAAATAGACATCATAATGGTCTGATATGATGATTTTGGCAACGTCAATGTTTATTCTTCCTTTATATTCTTGAATTAAATCGTCCAATCTCACACGACGTGCACCTTGATGCCGACGAATGTCATCAAATCCACTATTCACACATTCTATGTTTCTGATTCGCGGATCATATGTAGCATTAAATCCAATGTAATATCCATTCTTGGTTCTCTCTATGTTGTGATATTTTAACCCTAATTCAAATTGCATAATTTCATTTGTCTTTGTGTCTCCAAAATACCAGGTGTTTGCATAATCCCCCGAATTCCCTTGCAATAAAAAATTGACACAATCGTCCATGGTGTTTCCATATTGCATGGCTTGACGAATTCTATATCCCACTGGAATGTTGTTTTCATAGGCAATAAAGCCGCCAATGGTTGTCTCAGTTCCAATAATTCCTTTTGAATTCACGAAAAAATCAGTGCCACTCCATATCCAACACGGCGATGTTTGCATAATAAACCGATTGCCTTTTTCTGGATTTAAATCCAAAATAACATTTGAATATTGTCCGTCTATAAAATCAGTAAATGAATTGTGCGCCACAACGATTTTGCCAGATTCTGTAAAATCTTTTCCAACTGCAATAAAGGCACTGCATTTATCGCTAGCACCGCCACCTTCTTTGGGCGAACTGCGATGCTGTTCCGTTGGATTGATGGAAGATACCCAATAATTCATAGACATGTAAAAATTCCATGCAATAATTTCGTCTAGAGTTGTTCTTGAATCGTTGCCAGAGTGTTGCATCGCTGAATTATATCCATGTGCAATTCCTTCCATTTCTTCATAGAATTCCGGAAATTCCAATTGTGTTTTTAATTTAATACTCTTGTTAATTTCTTCAATCATGTATTCCCACGTTTGACCAGTTGTGTCGTAAATCAAAAAATTCAACATCTTTTTTACTTGTGTGAATAATTCCCCGCATAAATATCCATAAGCATAACCACGCTTTTCAGGAGAACCATAAATAGAAATATATTTCCAACCATTTAAATCGTATGACATTCCATTTAACTTCATTATATATAGTGAAGTTAAATAATTGAGATGGCTTTATTTTTCTTTTTTTCTCTCTCTCTCTCTAATCAAGCATAAGCGCCAAAATCAACAAGAAAATTAAAATAAACGGCATCAACACGAGCAACCAAGAAATGCCTGGATGACCATCTTTACATATTAAATTCAATATCCATGTCCAAAATAAAATATAGATAATTTTTACAACAAAAATGACCGGACTGTTTTCTACATTTAAAACAGAAGAACCAATCAGCAATTCACTGTTATTTCCCATATTTTGAAAAACAACCATTAGTAATCCAATAATTGACATTACAAAATAAAACAATGCTGGATTGCACAACTCCTTTATACTTTTTGGAAATCCCATATATAAATTATAGATTAAAAAATTTTGAATTGTTTGAATCCAACTGTCCTGCATACGGCATTGGATTTACCGGCGAGGCATATCCATTGATTGCATTATTTCCCACTCCCATATTATACATGAAATTTCTTCCTACATTTACTAAATTTTGAGGTATTAATCCGCCTCCGCGATGACCACGACCACTTTTACCGCGCTTATGAGCACTACCACGACGACGACCACCATGTAACATTCCATTGTGTGGATAATTTGCTCCTATACTTTGCATATCACGCGAAACATCATTGTTATAGGTATTTAGTGACATGTGGTTTGAATCGCCGCCGCCTCCACTTACTCCAGGCCAAGTATTTGAATTTCCAGTCCATGATGAACCGACCAATCCATTGGCATAACTAGTGCCTGCACCAGTAATTCCTCCTCCGTAAATTGTTTGTCCGACATTCAGCCAACCAATTTTTCCTCCTGTATCTGTGACTACGGGATATGTCTTTTCCACATTTGCATGTCCTAATGTATGACTTCCGCCTTTTCCTACATATGCTCCATATGGACTTGGGCTCAATGGAGTATGTTTTCCAGTATATGCTAAAGATAAATTTAGTGCATCACCTCCTCGCAATCTTTTTCTTCTTCTCCTCTTTCTGCCTCCGTATGTATATTCTTCTGACACAAATGGCTTATTTTCTTCGGTCTGAACTGTATTTTCGTCGCCTTCGGTCTGAACTGTATCTTCGTCGCCTTCGGTCTGAACTGTATCTTCGTCGCCGCCAAACATCCGGCTCATTTGATGACAATTACATTTGCATTCTGGCACACGATGCTTGTCCAAATGGCACGCGCATTTACATTTTTTTGTCCTTAATTTGCCATGCAGTTTCATATCACCTGGTCCTCCTTTAGCAAAAAAATCGTGTTTATTAGAATTAGACCGACGACGCGAACAACCTCTCATAAAATAACTATGACTTCTTTGACTTCTCATTGACCTTGATCTTGATTTGCTTCGTCTTCTTCTGGTTCTGGTTCTGGTTCCACCCATTATACTATGTATTAAGAGAATATTATTCAATATCCACATGAGTTAATAAATGACGACGACAACACATTTTTGTAAGTCCCAATTCGTCCAACACTTCTCCTTCAGGAGTTTTCTCTGTGAATTCTCTTGTTAAATAAAGAACGCTATGAATGTCCTGGGATTTAGCGAGTTTTCTTTTACGCACTTCTTCTAAATAATATCTGTATTTGTCGGCGAGAACCATTCCACATGTGACGCATTTCACCGGAATAATCATTTCTTATATATTTAGTTAATTTATTTGTTCTTATATTATTTGTTTTATTTGGAAAATTAAAATCAATTTTTTATTTATATATGTCAGGGTTTTTATTCAAATCTGTAGATTTAAATAACATATTAAGCAGCGACTCTAGTTATAATAATTCAACTTTCACTATGAATTATTATCCATTTTATAAAAATACTACACAATTAAATTTTCAAGCATATACAGATAGTTTCTCTAAGTGTCCATCAAACATTAACTATAAATCGTCTTCAATTGATATAGGATCTCAATGCAGAAGCAACTATAAAATCATAACTCCAACAGTTACTATATCCTCTGATGGAAGTGTACTTTTTAACGGTATTGCTCCAGCGAATTATTCTGAGATAGTAAACATACCATTCGGTTGCACAAATGCAAATATAATGGTCATTGGAAGTGGAGGAGGAGGAGGCCCATCGGGCGGAGATGGTGCACCTGATGGGTCAAATGGCTCGGGTGGAACATTTGCTACGTTTAACTGTCCTTTTTTAAATCTTGAAACATCCTTAACAGTACTAATTGGAAAACCTGGAATGGGGACATCTGGATCACAGGGATTTCCTACTTTAAATTACTTTGAAAGTAATCCCCCTGCAACTGCAAATAGTACAACTATAATATCTAATTTACGTACAATAGCGACAATTCTAGGTGGAATAAATGGTAATATTGGAATTCATACCGGTATGACAGGAACAAGTGGTTCCGAACCACGTACAACTACACCTACAGATTCTAGTTTATATTCAGGATTGACTTTCACTAATTTGCAACCAAGTTCTTCTGTTAGCATTAATCAGACGACTTCATATTCAGGGAACATTAGTCTTTCAACAAGTTCGTATCCTTTAAATTTATTACAAAATTCTATATTTAAATTAAATGACTCAGGAACAGGATCTCAATATCCGATCAATATATATCCAGATTATACCGGTTTGTTACCTTTATTTTTTGGTTCAAATTATACAGATTCTCGAATCCCTCCTATTAAAAACACAGATGGGGTAGTATCGTCAACTATTATAACAAATATATCATATGGTTCAGGAGGTTATAGTGGTAAAAGATATAATTCTCCTTATCATTATGGTTATTATGGAGCATCCAGCTCTAACACAGGTCCAGGTGCAGCGGGTGCACCTGGTATAGTTATTATTTTTTGGAGATATAATATAATTTAATTAATTAAATAAAAATTATTCATAAACCCAATCATTAACAACAATTTTCTCTCCCTCCGAATCAGTCAAAAAGGTCGGTCCTGACTTGGACCCTGCAACACATTTTGAGCCATTTAAATATCCACAACACGATACTTGAGAACAACCATCCCGGGTCAATGCGTTACATTTTGTCTCCAATTCGCCCCCATTATAAATAGAACAAAAACTGCTTTCTGGTCCTAATCCCATAGATGCAACCTCTTTTTCTAAGGATCCATCGCCGTTAGTAAAAGCCTCCAATTCCAGGACTTGAACAACTTCTTTAGGCGGTTGATTCTTCTCTTCAAGAGTCCATCCGTTCAAATGAAATATAGCAAGCACCGCCAAAAAAACAGCAGAAACCGTCAAGATTGTTCTCAGATTCTCTCTTAAATCCATAATAAAGTTAAGAAAGAAAATAATATAGTTCTATTTTATAAATGGTTCACAATCGTCGTCATCGTCGCCGCGGTTCTAGGAAAAATATTCTTGTCAATGGATTGCAAAATGTCGGTTCCTCTGTCCGTTCTGTCGCCAGAAAAACAGGACCATCTGTGAAAACCGGATTTAATAATTTGTTTGGACTCTTTTCAAAGGGAGTCAATTCAGGAGTTCAAGGAGTGCGTTCTTTGACAAAAGGGCGTCGCAGACGCAGAGGAACTCGCAGACGATAAACTTCGGGTCCACCTCATATGCAGTAAAAAAGTATTTTATTATATTGCGACAACAATATAATAAACCATGCAATGAACCAACTAACACCTAATATATCTTACAAGACATCAACACATCCAATGCCAACAAAGGATTAAAATCCAGGGTCATAGTCTGCGTCTTCATTACCGAATCCCATATTTTTAGATTTAATATTGACGACATTGTTGCGTATTTCCAATTTACTAATATCGCAAGGGTCATCGGATTCTTCAAAGAATTTGTCTATAAATTCTTCTTCATTTTCAATGTCACTCGGCGGCGGCATTGTCAAGGTCAATTTCTCCATTTCTTTCAGGTCCAGAATCACTTGAAAACAACTTGTCCCGAAAAACCCTTCTTGTCCGCACATGATATTTGCAGACACACCTCGCATCGTGTCCAACTCTGAATGCCGAGCCGCCTTCAAAAACATCTCGGGTGTTTCTTCAAAGGACGCTTTTGCAATCGGACCAATGTCATCATTGTTAATTCCATGCCGACAAATAGAGATTAATTTGCTCGTAAATGTCATACGGTCACACAAGATGCTGAAATTGTGGTAATTAATATATGTGCCGTCGTGTTCAATGACTTCAACAAATTCATTGTAAATGGTTTGTCGTGCAGCTTCTATTCCCAATACATCATAGACTTCCACAATGTTGTTACTTACTGTGCGATTTTTGTCGATAAAGTCCAGAGACAAAATCTCCATCAAATTTGTGCCGATTGTATCCAACACCCAAATGTCCTGCTTTTTATAAGACCCATTGTGTTCCACGACATTGTCTTTTATTTTTCTAAGATTGACTTTGCGAATTCCAGTAATTCCGCGAATCACTACATTTTCTAGCAACTGGTCTTGGAAATTTTTCAACATGTAAATATGGTCGGATTGGTCAAGAGGCTTTACCTTTGTCTTTACCTTTTCACCCGTGCGTGTTTTTGACGCGGACGATTTGATGACCTCATTCATTCGGATTCTAAACACCAATTTGTCCGAATTGTAGTCGGAATAAATGCAGTGAATTTGATTTTCATAACAATTGTTCAAGGTGAAATTCAAGTCGTCCATTGTAATGTTTTTCTCAAGCATGGTTTCCGCATCCATAATCATGCGAATAATCCATTTAGATTTCTCGCCTTCGTCTGGTTTTGTAGCCCCGCATTCTTCAACCATTTGCTCAAAGGCTTTGAATTGTGCAATCGTATCGCGGTCTTCTTCAATCAACGTGTCGTAATCATTCGGGTCAAAACATATCTCAATCGTATTCACCAATTCTTTCAATTTTGTATGTTCCAACATATATGTGATGGAATGCGCCTTGTCCTTGTCCGTCTCGTCTTCCGGCTTCAAGTAGATATTTAATGACGGATTCTTTGGCTCACTTGTCAATGTTAAAATCTCTTCAATTCTTGGCACACCTGTTGTCACGTTGGATTTAGACGAGACGCCACTGAAATGGAACGTATTCAACGTCAGTTGTGTGCTAATCTCGCCTATACTTTGACCGGCAATAATTCCAACCATTTCGCCGGGTGCAACAACGGCTCTTTTGTATGTCATTAAAATCGTCTCCAACAAGACTGTTAAGGCGGCTTTATTGAATCTTTTTATAATGAGCAATTCTTTTGGAGACAAATAATAATAATAGAGGATTTTAAATAACATTGTGGGTTGTGCATAGTGGATTTTTTCAAGCATGGCATAACTGTGCTCAATCATTTGATATGCTTCAAAGGGCGTAATATCAACCAAGGAGGACGCGGATATGCTGTGTTGTCCTTGAATGTTGTTGATAATGTGTGAAAATGCTACAGGACAATTGACAATCGTATCTCCCTTATTTTTAAATACATTTTTAATAATCTCGTCGCGTTGATGACACATGAAATCTGTGTATAATTGTGAAGATGCATTAAACTCTTGGAGTTGTCCCATGTGTCGTTTCATGACATTTTTCATAAAGATTTGTTTCAAGAGTTTGGTATGCTTGGTTTCCTCTGGAATGTTATAGTGAGCATAAATGTCCTGGATACTCATTTCAACAATCGGCAACAATTGATTTTCCACTTTTGTAGAATCAATGCCATCATCTCCATAAGAGAATTGCACGATTTTATTTTTATTTGTGCGAATTGTCATGTCATAATTCACCATTAAATCTTCCAACCCTTTCACCAATCTTCGTGAAATATATCCAGTAGATGCGGTTTTAATTGCAGTATCAATGAGACCAATGCGTCCACCCATTGCATGAAAGAACAATTCTTGTGGTGACAAGCCATTAATGTATGAATTTTCCACGAATCCACGTGCACCGGGTGAATCATCGAATTTATTGAAATGCGGCAAGGTTCTGTGTTCAAACCCATATGGTATTCTTTTACCATCTACATTTTGCTGTCCAAGACAAGAAATCATGAATGAGATATTTAAATCGCTGCCTTTTGAACCGGCATTTACCATGGTAACAAACCTGTTGTCTTTATTCAAACTTTTCAATCCGACTTTACCTGTTTCTGATGTCGCTTGATTTAGAATATTGTTGATACGTATTTCAAACTCGGCTTGATTTGTTTTGCCTGTATTATTTTCAAAGATTCCAAGTTGTGCTTGGTCTATGATATTTTGCACATCTGTTTTTTTCGTTGTAATAATTTGAGAAATAGATTCGTTTGTTTTTTCATTTGAAATCAAATCGCTTATTCCGACACTAAATGCAGTAGATTTTAAATATTCTGTAATAATGTTCTGCAGGTCATCAATAAAATTGGACGATGCTAAATTACCGAAATCATTGCAAATGCGTTGGATAATGCCTTTTGAATTTCCTCCTAAAACACCCTTGTCCATTTGTCCGCGAATGTATTTCCCATTTTTGATTTCAAGAATTCCATTTGAGGTCTTCTTGTCATCTGTCTCGTCGTTAAATGACTTGGTCTTGAATTTCAATGACAACGGAGGCAATATTTGAGACAATATCTCAAAATTGGTAATAACTCCATTTCCCTTGACAAACAATTCTTCATTCACTTTCTTTGACATCATCAATAAATTCATGGCTTCGCGTGGTGTAAATTTAATGTTTTCTCTCGTAAATTGATATGACCCCAACATGGAATCTTGGAAAATACCTATAATAGATGCGTTATTTCCTGGACTAATCATCTGATATTCTACTGCTGCTAAATGCTTTAATTCTGCCTCGGACTCTGGGTCCTGAGGCATATGTAAATTCATCTCCAATGAATATCCCAAAGGTTTCCCAAAGGGTCGGAATACACCTTAAGCCTCATCAGGTCGGTTAAACCATCACATAAGACCCACCACCATCTACTCTCTGAACCTTCCCCATACTCTTACCATAGCGAGGTTAGGGGCTTGGCTGCGGATTGCCCAATCCTTCATTTTTTTACCATTGGTTTCGGCAATTAACCGAGTTCCTTGCTGACGTTTCCATCGGCAAGTGGTAATGAAGGCTCTAAGGGGGTTCCCGCAATTTGGTCGTGTTGCTGTTTAATTAAAGTTAAAATAAATAATCTTGCTCTTGCTCTTAATTCTTCTATAGTTTCAAATTTTCCTACAAATGAAGTTTTAATTTTCTCAATTTTTACTGTTATGTAATCATAATTTAACTTATTGTTGCGAACAACATAAATGTATTTATCAATGTTATTTTCATCAATTCTAACATTAGGGTATCTATGGAATTTATTTTCAAAATGTTGAGATTGACTTCTTTTCATATGTTCTTTTTTAACATTTTCATCTTTATTAAATTCTATTAATCTCTCGGATATTAATTTTTTAGTATACTCACTTTTTTTCAAATTAGAATTTTCAAACAGTAAAGGGTTAATTGGAACAAATAATTCACTATTTTCTAAATTAATTTTTGGACCTTTCGCAAAGCCTTTTTGTCCTCCATTTGTTAAATTATAACCATTTGGAAATTTGGTGTTTAATTCATTAATGAATTCAACTTCTAAATGGTCTAACTCGTCAAGGTGACAAGTTATT